TGCTTTAGTAGAGAACGCCAGATTGCTATGGCTAAGACGTAAACCGGATGAAATGTGGGATCCACCTAAGGAGGGAAACTAATGCCTAAATACCTAGTATATGAAATTGCTACAGTATCTTATCTCGTAGGTGAGTACGATGCCAACACTAAGGAGGGAGCGGAGAGTATGGCTATTGATGACCCCCAAAACGACCAACCCTGTCTGTGTCACCAATGTGCAGGAGAGTTAGAACTTGGGGAGTTTTATGAGTTCCAAACCGAGGAGGTTACATGATGCCAGAGAGCCAGATTAAAGTACAACTAAACCCAGACGTAACACCAGCAGGTTCAGACCTATCCATTGTCAATGCTGCACGTAGGTCTTTTAATACTCGTAGTGAATGGGAGTATGATGAAGTAGATGAACGTATGGGTGATGGTGAGTGGGTGCCAGTTAAGCGTAACAAGAGACTAAAGGACAAAGACAAACGACTGCTGGAGTTCCTTGCTAGGGGTATGACTGCTGATGATTTTGAAGGGTTTGTTCATTCCGTACCTGCACCTGACACGGAGGCTCACACTACAGAGTTTAAAGACATGTTGTGGGAATGGCGTAACACACCTACACACGACACCCCATTCAATCATACCTTTATCTCCTTTGAGTTACAGGCACCTATCTTTGTAAGGGCTCAACTGGTCAAGCATGAGTACCTGATTATGAGTGAGTTCTCTCGTCGGTATATCACGGATGATGTTCAGTTCTATGAACCCGATGTATGGCGTAAGGCTGCAGAGAACAAGAAGCAAGGTAGTTTGAATGAGGGGATCAATCCAGAGTACAACCCCGCATACAATAACAGTGCAGCACTGCACGCATTTCATCAAGCTTTGGAAAATGGCGTGGCACCGGAACAAGCGCGTATGTTACTACCTCAATCGACAATGACAGAATTTACTTGGAGCGGAACACTGGGGGCATTTGCCAAAATGTGTACCCTACGTCTTCACCCCGAGGCGCAGTACGAGGCACGGCTGGTAGCAGAACAAGTTTATGGGTACCTTAAAGAATACTACCCGGTTGGGGCTAAGGCCTTGGTTGAGGGTGTATAGATGAACCGATATCTCATATTGAGTGTCTCAAGAGGAATGTGGTGGAGGCCAAATTCTCAGGGGTACACCTCAGACGTGCATATGGCAGGTCTCTACGAACCCTCTGAAGCCTTGGATATTTGCAACAGTGCAAATCACCACCTAAAGCTAGACAGCCCGTTGGAAGAGGTCATGGTGCCAGCCGGGGATGTCTACGCTCTCTTCGAAGAACGACAAAGCCGCAAGACATAAACCAGATCTAGGCTCCTTCGGGGGCCTTTTTCTTTGCGTGGAATCAGGGGATTAGTACCCCAACAAGTTGTGTAGTGGTTAAGGTAGTGTTTGTTTGGGGGTTGTGTCCACAGAATGCCAACAGAATTTATTGAACGATTTCAGTGTGATGGTAGGCCCGGCAGGACTTGAACCCGCAACCAAAGCGTTAAGCACATATTTAAATATTACAGTGGGTTACGTGATGGATCTTTGTGGGTTTCACCTCCACTAGGTTATTGACAGGGTAACTGCTAAGGTGATACTTAGGGGCATAAAAGGAGACTGACGAATGATACTGCTAAATAGTCGCGCCCTAGACATAATCCTCTCAATTATTGTCAACGCTGCCGTTTTTTGCGTTCTGTATTTTGTCATTGCGTACATATTGAATACTGCGGTGGAATGCGACTGACCCAAACAAGTCTAACTCCTAGACTTATACTTAGTTAGACTTCCTTATACATCTGGTGGCAACGCATGGCGACATTCCTTGAGCAGAAGAATTTCACAGAAGAGCTTCGCCTTAAAGAGCGGGAGACCCGGCGTATATCCTGCCCTTTCTGTGGTGGTACAAACACGTTTACTGCTAACAGGATGGCAGGGAAGGTATTCTGGAATTGCTACAAGGCATCCTGCCCTACTAAAGGGGTTATCGACACTGAAATGTCGGCATCCACAATTCGGGACAGGTTGGCTGCTAAAGATCTTGAAAAGGATACCAGCCGAAACACACCCATCCCCCAGCACATGACTAATGTCTCCAATCATGACCCAGCTGTGCGGTATCTGGAACAAAACAATTCTCTTTACGCTGTGGAGAACGGCTTGGTTAAGGTCAAGTATGCGCCTGCTGAAAATCGAGTGTTGTTTTTCTTACCGGATGGGCTAAGTGCGGTTGGTAGAGCATTAGATCGGAGGAAACCAAAGTGGAAAGTGTACGGAAGCCCAGAAGGACTACTACAGGTGGGTAGTGGTTCTATAGGGGTAGTAGTAGAGGACGCGGCTTCTGCTTGCGCGGTAGCAATGTTGCCATATTGTTCAGGTTGCGCTTTGTTAGGGACTCATGTTACTACATTAGCTAAGAGACAGCTTAGGGGGTTTGATCAGATCCTGATAGCGCTAGACAAAGATGCTTCAAAGACGTCTCTTAAGCTTCAAGGTAAGCTACAAGGAAGAGTACCAACGAAGGTGGTTTTTCTTGAGAGAGACCTCAAGTACCTAACAAAGGAAGAATTGGAGAGTATACTATGAAAGCCCGAGGTGTAATTGTAATCGACTACGAGTTTCCCGGCAGTCTCTCAGAGATTGCTGCGGAACATGATAAGCTTAAGACCGCGCTGAGAGACCTGATGCATGGGAATCCTCGTGCGGTGTATGGTGACTGTGAGATCAAAGAGAGACGAGGGGATAAACGCCCAGACTTGCGGGCTATGAAATTCAGAACGTCCTAATATCACCTACATGTATTTTTTAGCCTCTGATGAAAGTCAGGGGCTTTCTTTTTGTCTGCGCTAGTGTTACTACTATTACCTCAAGAGATACCTTAGAGGTGAACGATGATAGACACATCCATGGTGAAGAGCTTGCTCTCCCACGCGGCGTATGAAGAAAGTAAAGACAGGCTTCGTGCCAGCCTTTTCTCAGAAGATGTACGGGAGGTGTATGACGTTCTGTCACACGCCCATGACAAGTATGAGACGGACCTAACCACAAGAGATATAATGGCCTTGTGGAAGGCTTCGAACCCCGTAGCTACACCCGCCCAGATGAATGACTTCCGGGAGTTGCTGGAAGACATAGACGCTGCAGAGACCCTTTCCCCGGCCATTGTACCCGACACCATTGTGGAGTTGTGGCGTAGGGATACAGGCAAGCGCATTGCCACTATGGGGCTGGAGATATCTGAGGGTGCAGATCACCTCGTACCCCAGCTGCGCGATATGCTTGAACATATTGGTGATGGTTTTGTCGGAGACGACTTTGGTGAAGAAACCTCACAGGAATTGGAAGACCTCATTGACCTGATGGGGGACGACCACCGTTTCAAATTCAATATCGAGACCTTGGCACGTAAGGTGTATGGTATCGGCCCACAGGAATTTGGGGTGATCTTCGCAACACCAGAGACCGGGAAAACAGCCTTTATTGTGTCCATTACCTGTGGTCCGCAGGGCTTTGTAGATCAGGGTAAGAAGGTCTTGATCTTGGGTAATGAGGAAAGCACCAAACGCACAGTAGTACGGGCATATCAGTCTGTAACAGGCTTCACCGGAGAGCAGATCAAAGACGATATTGAGGCTGCTGTGGCGATCTACAAAGGGAAGACCAGAGACAAGCTTGTGTTCAAGGATATCCAAGATTGGGACATGAACAAGCTGGATGCATACATTAAGAAGGTCCAGCCAGACGTCGTGATTGTGGATCAGCTGGACAAGGTATCTCTGGATGCAAAGTATGAAAAAGGCCATGAGCGACTTCGGGAGCTATACCGACAAGCCCGGGAAATGGCCAAACGTCATAATTGCGCCTTTCTGGGGGTATCACAGGCATCCGACCAAGCCTCAGGACGTACCCGCCTAGACTTCAACATGATGGAAGGTTCCCGAATTGGTAAGGCCGCAGAGGCGGATCTCATTATCGGTATCGGGAAGGATCAGGACGACGAGAGTACCGTCCGATACCTCACTGTCTCTAAGAACAAACTCAGTGGATGGCATGGCACTATTTTGTGCCAGATCCAGCCTGAGATTTCACGTTACGTCGCATAACCCTAACAGACCAAAGGAAATACCATGAAAAAGATGATCGACTTCATCATTAAGTACGTCGCCCCAAAATACTACCGGGCTGAGATGCTTCTTCAAGTTGAAATGAGGAACAACAAAGAACTTATGCATTGTCTGAGAGACGAACAGGCCCGCTGCCACATGATCCTAGACGAGGTAAATCGCATGTCGTCTGTGGTCACAGAACAGGAGACCATAATTGAAGACTTGGAAGACCAGATACTACGACTGACGTCACAGGTTCGCAGCGGCTCTACGGGGTGGGTGTAATGGACGTTCTTGTAAAACTTTCGCGTGAAGAATTGTATGACTGCGATCAGGCTTCGTCCTTGCGATGGCAGATGGCCAGACTGTCTGGGGTGACTAACCAGCGCCGTGATGATCTTCGGGATGATCGTGACGTGGACCTTCTTGGTATCAAGGCGGAAATGGCTGTTGCAAAGGCCTACAACCTTAACTTCAACCCCTACGCCCTTGGGATCGATGCTGGAGTTGATATGTTCTCGGGCGATCTGGGTATTGACGTTAAGGCGTCATTTCATCGGGATGGGCAGCTGATCTTCAAGAAGATAGACGCTTTCCGGGCAGATATTGCTGTCTTTGTGACGGGATCTGTTGATAGCGATACCCTCCGGATTGCTGGGTGGATAGGCCGAGACCGTTTTGAACAGGTTTGTGAGGTTCTGGATACAGGTAATGGTCGGAAGGCTATCGCAGCACCTCAAAAACTCCTAGCAACACCTGAAAACCTATGGGCTTTTCTGACAAATAGGAAGGCAAATTAATGCTGGATGTATCCCGGTTTGAAGACCGCATGCTCACGGTTATGGTGTTTGATGCGGAGACCACAACAACAGAGTTGGGCAAACATCGTGACCCATCGCCGTACCATCCTAAGAACCGACTTGTATCAGGCCACTGGATCAAATTGCAGCTGAACCCATCTGATTTGGCGCAATTGAAGTCTGCCAAGGCCACTCTCAAGTCGGACATTGAGGTAAAGCCTACAGGAGACCTCGTAAGTACCTCATGGTACTACCATAGTGATGTATCACGCCCTGATACGCCTGAGGCTCTTAAGATGGCCTTAGAAGGGGTGGATATGTTTGTCGCGCATAACGCGAAGTTTGACTACGAATGGCTTGTTCATACAGGCTTTTCTGTGCCTGAGCTGGTCTACTGTACCATGATAGGTGAGTACATCTTTGCGCGTGGCCAAAACGTCTCGTTGAAGCTGTCTGATACTGCCTCTCGCCGTAAGTGTTATGCCAAGAAAGGCGACCTGATTGACGACATGTTTAAGAAACAGAAGATGGGCTTTGAGGAAATGCCTAAAGACGTTGTTGGTGAGTACGCCGAGGCTGATGTCTTGTCTTGTGCCGAGGTGTTGCTTGACCAGCTGATCGACCTGCACAAGGCCGAGAATATTAGTCTACGTGGCCCAATTGACCTCATGAACGACATGCTGATCTTTGTGTCGGAAATCGAAGGTAATGGTATCCGGGTGGACCGGGAAATCTTGACTGATGTTGGTATCCAGTTTCGTCAAGAGAAAGAGGAGATTGAGAAACGTCTGTACGAGATTGTTGAAGAGGTTATGGGAGATACCCCGATAAATCTCGCATCTGGGGATGATCTGTCTGCCGTGATCTACAGCCGAAAGG